CAACTACTGTTACTAACAACGGTGGTGTGTATGCAGGAACAAATATATTTAATAATTGTTCTTCAGTGTCTTTTGCAGCACTAACAATTTCTGGTACAGGGCTAGATTTTGAATATACACTTTTACTTGGTCAAAATTCAAACCCTGTTGGAAATATTACATTTTCAGGTGCACTAACTACAGGATCGGCTGCAACAAATAGAGGCACTGTTCAAGTATTTAGCACAGGTACTGTGTCATTCCCAAATGCTACGCATTCTATGCGATCATTTGTAGTAGGCACTACTGGAACAGGTGGAGTAACATTTGTCGCAGGTGCTACGCTTGCGCTTAACTATAATTCAGCTTCACCTGCTGTAACAAATCCACTTTATGTTTATTCAAACAATGCTACAGTTCTTACGTTTAGAACTGTAACTAGTGACTACTCAATACTAACAAGCGGAGCTTCTAATTTTTATATAGAAGTTCCTAATGCTGCAATTTCATTTACTGCAATTACGACAGGCGCAACAGGTGCACCACTTGGCTTTGTTGTTCAAAATGCTGCTTCTTTGACTTGCCCTGCAATTAGTGTTGATTACTATTTTGTCACTGCTCAAACTATTACGCAGAGTGGTGCAATTACTGTATCTAATCCAACACCTGTATCAGGCGATATTACTATTCAGCCTGCAGGAACAAGTACAGTTGCAGGTATTAGCTTGTCCGCTGTTACAACAGCACCTTCTAGCGACCCGACTATAAGTATTTCTTTACTTGGATCAGGCCAATTAACAATTTCATCAACAATTGTTGGGCCAACATCAACATCAATTGATACAATCATTGCTATAGATAGACTAGACCCTACAATTTTTTCAGGTAATATTTCTGCAATCACTCAGTTTTTGCACACACAAGGAAATATCACTTTTACAGGCGCACTCACTGTAGGTCTTCAGTATCAGCTTAAGATGACATCAGGCTTTACTTTTACGCCTAATACGTCTGTAATTACAATTGCAGGTACAAATACGCTATATCCAACAACAGCAATTTTTGACCATGGTGGGTATACATACAACTCTGTAATTCTCACTACTCAAAGTAATTTTGTTAAAAACACAACAAGTGCATCTGGTGTGTCACTAACAAGCTTTACATGTACTGGTGCAGCAAACCCTAGAACATTCTTGTCATTAGGTACTAATGTTACAGTAACAGGCTCAAGTCTTACGCTTACGCCTAATTCAATTACAAACAGACTTTTTGTTTGCTCTGACATTATAGGCACAGCTAGAACACTTACAGCAGCAACTCGTACAGGTAATACAGGCTTAGACTTTAGAGATATTACAGCGTCACCTGCAGGGTGGAACTTAAGTGCTGTGTCTACAGGTGATGTAGGTGGGAATACTGGTATTACATTTACGACTGCAGTAACTAGATACATTGTTCCGACAGGGACTGTAACATGGGATTCAACTGCTGCTTGGTCTGCAACTCCAGGTGGTGCAGGACCTGCGCTTACAGCACCACTTGCTCAAGATACTGTTGACTTAAGCACAGGCACGACTGTTGTAATTAGCACAAATAATCGTCGCTTTCTTGGTGGGTCGATTAACTTTGGCGGGTTTACAGGAACTCTTGATATTAGTTCTGCAGCAGAAGTATATGCAACTGATAATATTACATTTTCTGGGTTTACAAATGCTGCATCGCTTACAAGTTCTGGTGGTGGTCAGCTAATTCTTGCACCTTATTCAGCTCTTCCTGCATTTGTTATACCTACAGTAAGCATAAATGCGCCTTTTGCAATAATGGCAAAAACAAGTGTTGCATTTTCTAGTCCAGCAACTCTTATAGGCGCATCTTCAATAGCGATCGCAGGCGACTCGATTGACACAAATTCAGTAAATGTACAGGCAACTTCTGGTGTATCAATTGGTTCTGTGTCTCTTGTTGAAACATGTTCAACTTACCCAGGTGGGACTACATCAAATGTTGCATTAGACGCTAGCAATATTAGTGCAAGTTCACTTTCATTTGACGGTGTTGTTACTGCAAATGGCAACCCTAATGTGTTTACAGCAGGCGGTGGTATTTCATTTAATTCAGCAACAGTAACATTAACAAATGCAACTTTTGATGCAGGCGGTAGCGACATTAATGTCACTAGCTCAGTGCTAACACTAGGTTCTTCTATACTTACATGTAGAGCATTTAACTTTAATTCAGGTACTTGGAATGCACAAACTGAAGTCATAAATGCAGTAATTCAAATTTATATGGGCCCTAGTGCCATTTTTAACGAAGGATCGGCTCAATTTTATCTTAGAAATGTTTTTCTTACTGCTGTTTATGTCTTCTTAGATGGTACAAATCAGATACTAAACTCACTAACTCTTGATGATGTTAATCAAGCAGGTACGTGGACAACAACATCAACTGTATCATTGTATGGTCGTTTTTCAGGTACAAACGGAATAAGAAAGTTTAATACTACTGCACTTCGACGTATTTTTACAATTAATACTCAGTATGGCAGCACTTATCGATTTGGTGGAGGATTCGGTACACAATTTTCAACAAAAGCGTCTTCTGTGTTTACAGGAATTACTTTTCAAGTTATAAATTCAGAAACTTTATACATTACTCATGCATTCTTAACTAATTGCACTGCTTCTATTGGTAATGTCGTTGCATATGGTCCTGCAAACATTAGCGGCAATACAGGCAATATTACATTTCCGTCTAGACTTCGATATTATGCATTTGTAAATACTACAACGTCATTTACAATACCGCCTGACTATAACGGCATGGGAGTTTTTCTTGGCGTTGGGGGTGGTGCAACTCCTTCTTCTGTTGTAGCGTCAACCAATAAAGGAGGGGGTGGAGGCGGTGGTCGAGGTTATCTGTATGCAATCCCATTAAATAACCCATTTGCGCCTATCACAATTGGGCAAACAATCTACGTAAAAGCTGCAAGTTATGCAGTTGCACCTGCTTTTAATACTGCAGGTGGAAACGGTGATTCATCATGGGTGAATGTTGTTTCAAATGCTACACCTACTTCTGTAGCACAAGGCCTTTTAGTGCTAGGCGGGTCTACTACAACAAGTACTACAGCTGGGAGTGGAGGATCTGTAACATATTCAAATATTTCATTTAATGGTGGTAGCGGAGGGGCAGGTACATCAGGCGGAGGAGGCGGAGGAGGTTCTTCTTTATTTGCAGGAGGAGCTGCTTCTAGTGGTGGCGGTGGTGGTGGCGGTGGTGGTATTTCATCAACTGGCTTTGCTAATACAAGTACTCAAGGCGGTAATGGCGGTAGCGGATCTGTTGCAGGCGGCCTTGGTGGGTCACAAGGGACTACGCCAACTGCAGGTGCTGCAGGCGCATCAGCAACAGGCGCCGGAGGAGGTGGCGGTGGTAGAAATACATCTTCAACTGTTGCGGGTGTAACTATACTATCAACTTCACGGCCAGCCGGTTCAACTACTCTTACTGTAACAACCACTACACCACACGGTTATTCAACAGGTCAGCCTATAATTCAAGGCACACAAACTTATCTTAAAACAGGTACATATTCAAGAGCTGGGTCTATTACAACTGTTACTATCACTAATCACGGGCTTAGTGCAGGTGAGCAATTTTACCTTGATGCTACAAGTGGTGTTGTGCCTGATGGTACTTATACAGTTCTTAGTGTAACGAATGCTAATGTATTTACAATTAGCTTAGGTGGATCATCTACTAGCGGTAATTGTCGATTAGGGCAATCTGCTTTGACACCTTCACCTGTTGCAGTAATTACTGTTACAGGGGCTTCAACATTTGAAATAACTACAATTAACAATACTATTCTTAGCCCTGGTCAAATAACTTTTGCTTATACAACAACAGTCTTAAATACTGGAAATGGTGCTAATGGTGGCGATGGCGCATTAAGTAGTGCACAGAATTTTATTCGTTACTACAACAATGTTTATTCTCCAGGATTTTTCGGTGTAGGCGCAGGTGGAGGCGGAGGCGGAGGCTCTTCAAATGCTTTAGGTGACGGTGGTAATGGCGGTAATGGTGGCATCGGGGCTGGAGGCGGTGGTGTTGGGGGTAAAGGGACCAGTTTGCCTACCGCAAATACTTTTTCTCTCTCAGGTCGTGGTGGACCGGGTCTAATTATGTTTATTTACGCATTACGTGCAAATAACCAATCAGCAATTCAGGGAATGTGATGGAACCGCAATTCATAATTAATGTTGGGTTTACGGCTGCAGGATTTTTTGGCGGTTGGATTCTTAATAACATATCAAAAGCAATTATTCGGCTTGAAGACAAAGTGGCTGATTTACCGCTTGTGTATGTGCAGAAAGATGATTATCGTCGAGACATTGATGAAGTAAAGATTATGCTTCGTCAAATCTCTGACAAACTTGACAATAAAGCAGACAAAGAATAGAGGCCAAAAATGGATAGCGAACTACAAAAAGTAAAGCTTGAAGCAGAAGTTGAACTTGCTAAACTTGAAGCAACTTCTCCCGCAAAAGAAGTTGCAGGCAAAGCTATTGGCAAGTTTGGACTTGCTGCTATTGTTGCCATTGTTGTAATTGGCGTTGTTGCTAGTCTATGGCTTGAAGAAGGCAAGATGGCAGCAGTGATGGGCTTGCTAGGTGCTTCGTTAACTGCACTAATTCAAATGCTCAACAGTATTGCCGGTGCTTCGCAAAAAGAAGAAAAACCTGAATTTGTTGTTATGCAGCAGCTGATTGATAAGTTAGACAAGCTTGACCGTAAAGAACAGCCTATGCGAGTTGATGTAGAAAACGGAAAAGTTACTGTGAAAAAAGGCGATGATCAAGTAACTACGGAGGCTAAATAATGCTAACTTTACTTTCTTCTTTAATATCTTTCTTAATGGGCGGTTTGCCTAAAGTACTCGATTTCTTTCAAGACCGCGCAGACAAAAAGCATGAGATTGAACTTGCTCGAATGCAGACTGAACGGGAGCTGCAACTTCTACAAGCTGGTTACGTTGCACAGCAAAAAATAGAAGAGATTAAGCTAGACGAGATTCAAACTCAAACAGCATCTACTGAAAAAGTATCGCTAATTGATGCACAAAAATCTGAAATGGAAGCTATTTATGCTCATGACATAGCAATTGGTCAAGGTGCTAGCCAGTTCATGATCAATTATCGAACAGGTGTGAGACCTACTATCACTTATGGCTTTTTCATATTGCTGATGCTGGTTGAAGCTGGTCTGTTCTTCTATGGCTGGAATAAAGGTGTTGACTTTAAAGAACTAGCTAATCATCTTTGGGATGATGAAACTCAAGCATTGTTTGCTTCAATTATTGCATTTCATTTTGGCGGTAGGGCATTTGGAAAATGATTAGCAAAAAAGCATTGGACATGATTAAGCACCATGAAGGAGTGCGATTTAAGCCATATCAGTGCCCAGCTAAGCTTTGGACTATTGGTGTAGGGCATGTTATTGACCCTAATCACTGCAAATTAACAATTGAACAACGAGCAAGTTTGCCTTGTCCGACTGGTTGGAATCGTACATTTACAACGGAGGAAGTTGATGCTATTTTGGCAAAAGACCTTGAAAGATTTGAGCGCGGCGTACTTAGATTTTGTCCTAGCGCTGCTACTCGTCAAGGGTGGTTGGACGCTCTGGTTAGCTTTAGCTTCAACGTGGGGCTAGGAACTTTACAAAGAAGTACACTAAGGCAAAAACATAATCGCAACGACTATGATGGTGCTGCTAATGAATTTCTTAAGTATACTAAAGCAGGTGGTAAAGTACTTAAAGGATTGGTAAATCGCAGAAATGATGAACGTGCTTTGTATTTAAGCTAAGAGGTTGATATGCCACAAGCAATGACATTTAGTTCGCTAAAAACTGATGTTCAGCGATATCTTGAACGAGGTTCATCGGCTGCAACAGATCCGATTGTATTTGAACAGATACCAAGCCTTATTAATCTTGCAGAACGAAGAATTGCTCGTGACATTAAGATACAAGGCTTTCAAACAGTAGTTGTGACAGCCATGCAAACAGGTGTTTGTGTAATGCAAAAACCTGATCGCTGGAGAGAAACAATTTCAATCAATATTGGCACAGGTTTGCTAAATAATAGTAGAAAGACGCTATATACTCGAAGCTATGAATATTGCAGAGCATACTGGCCTGACCAAACAGAAACATCTGAGCCTTCTTTTTATGCAGACTATGACTATAAACACTGGTTATTTGCGTCAACACCTGATCAAAACTACCCTGTTGAGATAGTTTACTACGAACTACCTCCGTTGCTTGATGATGATTTACAACAGAATTGGCTTACAAATTTTGCGCCTAATTCGTTATTGTATGGGACTTTGCTAGAAGCAACGCCATTCTTAAAGAATGATGAACGTATTCCAACATGGCAGCAGTTCTATGAATCATCAATTAATTCATTGAACACTGAAGACATTAAGAAGATCACTGATAGATCAACTACACGTCAAGAGGCTTAATTATGACTGTTTTTACTCAAATTTTTGGCGGCAATAATATTTCGCCTTCTGATGTGTCATATGCGGCAGTAACACTGTCACAAGCAATTACGGTATTTTCATGGCCAGTTGAAACATCCGCAAACACGAATGTGATTGCAAGCATCATGGATGTTACTTCAAATAACTCGTCATATAAGCTACAAATGCCTAGTGCATTAGAAGCATCAACAGGCGCATGCGTGCTTTTTAATAACCCGGGGCTAAATGATTTCTCAGTTACAGATAGCCAAGGAACAACTATTCTAAGTGCAACGCCAGGTACAACTTGGCAGCTGTATTTAACAGACAATACAACTGCTGCAGGTACTTGGAGAGCATTTCAATTTGGTGCTTCAATTTCAGCACAGAATGCAGCAGCATTAGCAGGCACGGGGATTATCGCACTAGGTTCGTTGCTATCACAGTCAATGCCTGTTCTTTCTTATTCAAGTAATCACACGATTACTGTCCCTGATAGAGCTTATACCTTCTTGTGGACAGGCGGTGTTGGTATATTTACTTTGCCGCTTGCTTCAACTGCAGGCGATAACTGGTTTATTCAGGTCAAAAATGCAGGTTCAGGGACACTAACTATTGTGCCACCTGGTACTAATACTATTGACAACCAAGTTGATGTTGTTTTGCAGCCATTAGATTCATGTATCATTTTGACAAATGGCATTGAATACTATACACTAGGGTTAGGCCAGTCTGCCGTTTTTGCATTTGACTATACAACGATTGATGTATCTGGAAATGGCAATTATGTACTAGGTGGCGCAGAGCTTAATCGAGTTGCGTATGAATTTACTGGTGTTCTTACAGGTAATAGAAACATCATTGTCCCAAATACTATTCAGCAGTACTGGGTAACTAACCAAACAACAGGCGCATATACTCTTACTATTAAGACTGCAACAACGTCAGGCGTAACAATTAATCAAACAAGTTCATCAATTTTGTACTGTAATGGTAATCAAGTTGTTAGTGCTGAGACAGGCGGAATTAGTCTACCGCTTCCTGTATCACAAGGTGGCACAGGTGCTACAACTGCAGGGCAAGCAGTACTAAACCTAGGGCTTGACCCAATTAATGGAGGCACATTCTAATGGCAACCTCACCTTTAGTTCTTCGGTCAAAGCCTGGGATTAAACGAGACGGTACGAAGTTTGAAGGTGACTACTATGTTGATGGTCAGTGGGTTCGCTTTCAGCGCGGGTTGCCTCGTAAAATTTCAGGGTATAAGACAATTAGCAACTATTTGTCTGAAGTTAGTCGAGGACTAAAGACATATACAGAAAACGGTTATACATATGTTCATTCTGGAAGTGCCGGGTATGTTGAAAGATTTACACTTGATCAGAATGGCAATGCAAGCGCAGTTACTGACAGGACGCCAACCACGCTGCTTCTAAATGATGCAAATGCATGGCAGTTTGATGTCTTATATGATTCAGTTAGTTTGACGCCTGCTAATAAAATTATTGCTCAAGTTGCTCCAAATAATCAGACACTTTATAACGCACAAGATGGTCAAGTATTCTTAGGGGATCTTAGAGCAATAGATCGACTTGAAGAACTAGGGCTTCCTGAAGGGTTTTCAGCCACAGGCGGCATCTGTGTATTGCATCCATTCTTAACGATTTTTGGCACTGATGGTGCTATAGGCTGGTCTGTGCCTGGTAACCCATACGACTTAACAGGGTTTGGGTCTGGAAATGCTCGAGTTGCATCTCAAAAGATTGTTCGAGGGCTGCCTTTGCGAGGTGGCCCTGGTAATGCTCCTGCAGGATTGTATTGGTCAACAGATGCTGTAGTCCGCGCATCATATGTAGGTGGAAATCAAGTTTTTCAGTTTGACACAATTAGCTCTCAAAGTTCTATTCTGTCACCTAATTCAGTAATCGAATACGATGGGATTTATTTCTGGATCGGTGTTG